GAAGAATCAAACACTTCATCCATAATTAACAGATTTGTATTAACTGAATTTTTAAACCTGGCTACTTCTCTCCAAGTGAACAGAAGAGCCAGGTCGATTCGCATTTTTTCTCCTTCACTGAACGAAGCATAGGAAAAATCTTCGTGAATAGGAGATTGAACCGTTTCGTTGAATTCCTCGTCAAGTTTGAAGTTGATGTAAAAGTCCATCATCTGTAGATACTTATTGACCTGTTGGTTAATAAGTGGAAGATACTTCTTGATGATTTTAGTTTTTACACCACCATCTTTGAGAAGGGAGTATGCAAAGTCGTGATACTGGATGCTTTGTTTTTTCTCTCCTAGTTTCTCGTAGGTTTCTCTTAAGTTTTCATTAAACTGAGCTAACTTCTCATGTTCAGTATTTCGATTCTCAAGTTGGGCGGTAACAGTTTGAATTTCTGATTCAAGATCACGGATTTGTCGTTGGTATCCAGCGACTTTAATATTGTTTTGAGAAATTTCATTCGTGAGTTTTGTAACCTCTTTGGAGAGTGTAAGAAATTGACGCTCTCTTTCCTCTTCTTTTTGAATCGCATCCTCGAGCTCTTTGAACCCTGATTGTAACTCCCTTGTTTTATTTTGAGCGTCTGTAATTCTATTTAAGCGAAACTCTTCTTCAATTGTTTGAGTGCAAGTGGGGCAAACCGTATTCTCCGTAAAGAACTTATGTTCCTTGGTAATTGTAGATACTTTGTTTGAGATCTTACCTTTTAGATTACCAAGTTTCTTCAGTTTGTCGGTGGCTCCAGAAAAAGATTCCATTGACATTGTGATCTTTTCAACCTTTGAGTTGATTGAATCATTTTCAGATGAAGATTCTTCTTGAAGTTTGAGAAGTTTATCGATCTTCGTTTCCTTCTCATTGATAATATCTTTACCTCTCTTTTCCAGTTCATCGATAAAGTTTTGTTGCATCTCTACCTTTTCTTTGAGAGAAGTCTTTTTTAACTCTAAAGTATGAACGTCATCTCGAATGGTACGAATCTTATCTTTAATGATCAGATTCATTGCAGAGAAGATCTTAATATCCAAAAGATCCTCAATCACTTCTCGACGACTTGCAGCAGGAAGTTGCATAAACGGAACAAAAGTACTTGAACCCAGAATCACAATCTGAGTAAAAGACTTATAGTTCATCTTGAGAACATTTTGTTCCAACCATTTTTGTTGAGTTCCTGCATCTGCATTTTGATCCATCATCTTTCCGTTACGATGAATCTCAAAGATGTTTGGTTTCATTCCACGACGAATTAACCACTCAGTTGATCCAACATTAAACTCAATCTCAACCAAACAATCCTTCTCATTTGTAGAGTTGAGAAGTTGTGGTTTGTTGATTTTACGGAATGGTTTGTTGAACAAAACAAAAGTTAGTGCATCCAGAATAGTGGACTTACCTGCACCGTTGGTTCCGATAATTAAAGTGGTATTGTCTTTATCGAGTTGAACTTCTGTCCATTGATTCCCCGTAGAAAGAAAATTACGCCATTTTATTTTTTTGAAGCAAATCATTATTTTTGGGAGGAACTAGGATATCATCAGGAGTAATAATATTATACTCGTATTCATACAATTCGCAAGCCCTGATCGCCGAATCGTCATCAACTTCGACGACATTCATATCAGGGTAATCTTCGTACTCTAATAATCTTGCATATCGTTCTGCATCGTCTTCTTCTTCAAACAACAAAAGAACCTTATCACCGTCTTCGGTTTCCAGAGCAAACGCTCCGTCTTCTTCAAATCCTTTGACAGTGAGAATGAACATTAATCAACCTCGCAAGCTTCCTTATATACCTCTTGTAGAATACTGGTAACAATAGATTTGTCTAGATCAACCTCAGCTTCCTGAATATATCTATTCAAGATTGAGATTGTGTCTTCAGATTCTTCTGCTTCAAACTCTTCACTCTCCACCAGTACAAAGTTTTCAACAACCTTAAGTTCAGCTACATTCGACGAGTAGATCTTGTCAATGAACTTTTCAAACTGTTTGTGATCTGTCTTCTTTCGTACAATGACTTTAATGATCTTTCCTTCAAATGAAGTGACATCTAACATCTGATACGGAGTATCCTCATAATAGACGTTGTGAAACATCTTGAAAGGATTGTTGATCGGAGTGCATTCTAGAGTGTCAGTATCAAAGATGTGAAAACCACGGGTGTCATTCACATCATTCCAAAACATTTCATAAGGATTTCCAAGATAGAAAATCTTACCGTTGTTTGAACGAGTGTGATAGTGACCAGAAAAGACCAGTTCAAACTTATCAAACAACTCAATGTTCATACCGTCTTCCATAATATGACCACGGTGAGCTCTGAAACCATTCAGTTCAAGGTGACCCATTGCACACTTACTGGATGTCTTATTGATCATACCGAAAGTTTTTTTCTCGTTCTCTTGATTAATCCAAGGTATGAACAGAACTTTCAGTTTGTCCAGTTTAACTTCTGTTGGTTCAGAGTAAACAACAACGTTTGAATATTCACGAAGCAACAAGTCAACCGCATTGACCTCGTTTGTATTCTTGTAATAGGCGGTGTGATTACCAACAATTGTATGAACCTTGATGCCCATACTAGACAATCGATCATAATAGTTTTTCTTTGCCCAAGAAAGAGCAGAGAAGTCAATACCTTTACGACTGTCAAATGTATCACCCATATCAACAACTGTGGTGATACCTTCCTTTTCTAAGGTTGCAAAAAATACTTCGTTATAGAACTTGAGAAAGTAATCGTGAAAGAGTTTGGAGTTTTTACGAGCACCAAAGTGTTGGTCAGTAATAATGGCTACTTTCACTGATAATACATCCTCGTTTGAACTGCATCCTTAATTGAGTTATAATCAGAACTAGAACCTCCCATTAAACCATCATCAGAGAACACTTCATCATAACCAGATCTTTCCAGAATCTTAGTTTTGATTTCAAGTTGTTTCTTTTCCTTTTGAATACGACGAAGAAAAGCGTAATGAATGATTTGAGTAAAATAAGCAAATGGGTTTGATGACTTTTCTGGATTAAAGTTGTTAATGTACTGAACACAGTTTTCAATACCATCACAGATCATATCATCTTTGAACATATAGTTCACAAAGTTTGGTTTGTATGATAAGTGAGTGGCAATCTTGAGAAAACATTCTCCAAGATAATTGGTAATACGTGGTTTAGGTTCTCCTCGTTGTTGTGCCAAAACAATCCGTTCCTTATACTCAATAATCGCAGCAAGGAACTCTTTATTATTGACGTAGTGTTCGGATCTCTTTCTCGTCTTTGGCATTAATACAGACATTTACTTTGTTTATCATTCATAACAACATTATACACTAATGTAAAGGGCTTGACAATACCCTTGAATGTCATTAGAATAACTCTGTTAAGGGTGAAAGATAAGCTTTAGCTATTCTTAAAGATTTTCTCTAGAGTAGCTCTAGCGTCACTGACACTGGATACGTATCCCATATCTTTAGAGATACTGTTTCTTTTCTTTGGAAGTTCAATATCGTAGTAATAAGACATCACAAACTTTGAGTAAAGTTTATTGATATCTCTATCAAAGACCTCACTGATAGTGATGATCTTATCCATTCCCAGTATATATGTGGTTTCTTTACCTGTTTTAATCCAAGGTTCTACTTTAACTACACTCACACCAAAGCTTCGAATGGTTGTGGTATTCATTAAAGCTGGACATTCAATCAGAAGTTTATCTTCATCATCAAGATAAGATACTTTAGCTACAAGTTCTTCTCCTGTTGTCAGTTTTATAACTGCTAAGAAATCATCGGACATTGTTTAAGTGGAATAGTGTGTATTTCATAATTGAAGTTTTCTTCATTGTATATTTTTACTCTTTCCATTAAATGTATCAGTGTGTAATTTTTTGAAGTGTTATAACTGATGTCATCAGCGATGTCAAAAAGAGTTGCTTGAACTTTATTATCTCCTTTACGAAGAACTCGACCTATACTTTGTAAGTTTCGGATTCTTGATTTACTTGGTGAAGCAAAAATAACGTTGTGAAGATTACGAATGTTGATACCAGTAGAAAAAGTTCCATATGAAGCAATGATGATTGCATTGTCTTCTTTTTCTGTAATTGCTCGGACTTCTTCTCGATCTTCTGTATCAACTCCTCCGTGTACGAAGAAACACTTTCGATCTTCGCTTTTAAATTTATTTATTAATTCATACAAAGGTAGCCCGTGGCTTTCAACTCTAGAATATAAAATCAGAGTGTTACCTTTTTGATCTAAAGCTAAATTCTTGATGAAGTTATTTCTCTGTTCGTGATTAATTAGATATTGAATCTCATCTTCATAAGTATCAAACTTTTGTGGTGGATGTTTGAGTGTTAAAATCTTGATGTTTAACTTGGAAAGATATCCTTGTGACATCAACTCATCTGTACTGATAATCTTGTATGAGGGCCCGAATAAACCCTCTAGAACCCACTTGTGAGTCTGTGTACCATCCAAAGTACCTGTGAACCCAAAACGATACTTACAGTCCAATAACTTGGTCATAATACTGACCAATGATTTTGATTTGAATAGATGAGCCTCATCTCCAATGACTACATCAAATCTTTCGAAGAATGGTTTCTCTAATTTGTAAATGGATTGCCAAGTTGTAATGACAACTGGTTGATTGGTAATCTTTTCTTTTCCAGAATAGATTCGATGACAATAGTTATCAGCATCCCATCCATAGTCTTGGAAATCTTTGAACATCTGTTCAACCAGAGAAGTCGTTGGTACAACTAACAGAATATTCTTTTCTCTATTGACAAAGTATCTCACCAAGGAATAAATCATTAATGACTTACCAGAAGCCGTTGGTGAAATAAGAAGGCGCCTATTGGTTCTCAGTGCGTCGTAGACACCTTTAATTTGGTAGCCGCGTGGTTTGTGTACTGAAATACTTTTAATGTAGTCTGCAACCCCTTCTGGCGACACCATAGAGTTTTCTTCTATGGGTAATCCATAAAACTTATTGCCTGCGAACTCATAGGTATATCCTTGTCTGTTGCAAAAGGATATGACCTTATCAGTTAGACCGACATACAATTCATTTTTTCTTGTATCAAACAAACGGATCTTTCCATCCCACCATTTGTTTCGATACTGGGGCATAAACTTAGCCCCAGGTACATCAAATGTAAAATAATCTGATAGTTCGTGATAAACGTGAGGTTCTGACTCAATGGTAATATAAACTTCGTTCTTCTTCTTGATAACCAAATGAGACATAATAACATAATGTCAGGTTATCAATATTTATTGAGTCTAGTTGTACCCAGCTTGAAACTTATGCCATTCAATCGAGTTCTTGATTTGGTATGTACGATTTCCAATTTGTTTCAGAATACTTTCCAGATATGTAATCATCACATCATAATATTCAATCTTCAATGATGACTCTGAAAGTTTTTCATCTGCATCCATATATTTTTGCATCGTGTCCTTATCACGAATCTTCTTTGGAAAAGGATTTTCAATATAAACATCTGGATCAGCTTTTCCAGAGAAATATTCAAATCGTTCGTGACGAATGTTTCTCTGTTGTTGTCGTGCCTTAGACCTCAGAAGAATGAGGTTGTTCATCAATTCGTGATATTTTGCGTGAAGCTGTGGAACTTTAAGTGATTCTTCGTGCATATTATCAATGTCGATCTTGGAATCTTCTTCCCACATCGACTGAATCATATCGAGATTAATCATTACCG